CAGCGAAAGCCTCTTGGAGATTGAGTTTAGACATTTGTTTCCTGTTCGTTTAGAGGAGTAATACCGGCAGCCTTGAAATGCTTCTCGGACAGTTCGCGGTATCCCTTTGCTGTAAATGGGTCTGTTGCTGCGTCGGCTTTTTGCTTGTAATCCCACGCCTTAAACAGATCGTCACTTTGTGTTTCTGGTTTTGGAGCAGTCGCGGTGCGCTTTGGTCCACCCGCAACAGCCTTATTCAGCGCCTCTGCTAACTCAGTCTCTAGTTTCGCTGCCTTTTCTTTAACCGACTCGTTTTCGGCTCTCAGATCAGCAACCTCTTTTTCAAGGTCTGTGGTAGCACTCTTGGCTTCTTCCGATTCCTCGGAAATCTCTTCAACTGCGGGGGTTTCTGCGGTCTCTTCGACGACAGGTGTTTCCTCGGCAGGTGCTTCTACGGCAGGAGGGACATCCGTCTCATCTGCTTTTACTACTTCGGCAGATGCCGACTTATCTGTTTCCATTGTTTCTCCTTGTTGTAGGGATTCCACCCACTCTTCAAATTCTTGTTGCCAAATCCAGTTTGTGAGGCAGGAAAGGGCTTGAACAATTTGCTCAAGTGAGTAAGTGTCATTTTTGTCATCGGATGCTTCACTTGCGGCATCGGAGACGAGTTGTGAAATTGCACGACGAGCGACCTCTGCGGTATCAGCATCGAACTTAGTTACATCAGCGTCAATAGACTTTAAGACCTCAATAGCCTTGGTGATGTTCCAGTCCTCGGGAAGTTGATCTACGGCGTTAAGGGCCCGGGCGCGACGGATAATGTGCTTCTTGACTGCTGACGGGTTCTTTGCGCGACCAAATGCTTGAATAGCGTTCTTGAGGTCTGCGACATTAGCGATTGGGTAAGAACCGTCTGGCATAGCTGCGCCACGATCTGCCAAGCGCTTGCGCTCTTCATCAGAGACTTCGCGCTTAAAGATTTCAGTAGGTAGCGGAGCCTTAAATTCTTTGTATTCCTCAACGGCAGTTAAATCGCCATTAAGCGCCTTTGCGATAGTCAGTTTTGCATTGGGATTTGCGGGGCGATCAACGAGTGAAACCTCGATAATCTCTCCACCGATAATCCGACCATTCTTAGCGATGTTATCTTTGATAACGCGAGCGCCCTTAATGCCGATTGAGAAACCCTTGAGTACGCCAGCATCAACTTTCTTAACAGAGTTAGGGTCAATAACGCGAGCGCGGATGTAATGTCCATCTGCCTTTTGCTCATATTCGGTTGCGACACCTGCCGCGATTGCAGAGTGTTGTTCGCGGATGTTGCCCCATTCCATCCACTTAGGCATGGCGGTCTTGAGCCAGTTGTCATCGCAAATCTGCGAATCCATATCTACCGAGTCATCAGTAGCTTTGCCATAAACCATGAGAGAGCCATCTTCTTGCTTCTCTGATTTTGTGATAGCGAAGAAGGAGTTAAGTTGTTCGTCCATTAGTTGCCTGCCGTCCAGATGTAGGAGATTGATGTGCTAGATGCTGAAGCGATGACATTAAGAGGAGTGTTCGCCGTAACCTCAAACGTATCCTTGCTATTTGCGGCAATAGGAAAACCTTGGGTAACGCCAGAACTTGTTACGGTTCCATCTCCAACATAGATAGTTGCGCTACCGCTGTTATTAGAGATTTTGAGTAGGGCGCGTTTCCAACCAGCGGGTGCGGTTAGTTGATATGCGCTCGTCCCTATCGTTATGGTGCCATGATTAAGGGGTGCGGTCATTGTTTCTCCTATTGGTCAGTGGGGAAAAAGGGTGCGATGTCGCACATACAGTTTGGATGGACTGGAGGCTCGCCGGAAGGCCATGAATCGTTAATGTCTATTGGTGAGGCGGCGAGATTGTCTAAACACTCATCATCTGGGTCTGCGACTAAATACTCCAACATGGGGACATTGGATTCTTGATAGAGGGCGTAGTTGGATTGAACCATCGCTCTTGACATTTCGGTTTGCGCGATAACCAAAGCCTGATTAGGGTCGTCAATGACTTTATCCACCAAAATCGAAACTTCTTTAGGTGTTATCCCTTGCGCTAAAGCATCTCCCAAAACTGTGCCAATTCTTGATAACTTGGTATCGGTCACGCCTTGGATTGTTAAGCCTCTAGCATCTAGGAGTTTTTGAAGTCCTTGCGGTGGTTGTAAGAGTGCGGCGGCGGATTTATTGCCGGGCTTCCATGTGGACCAATCAACAACACTTACGGCGGTAATAGCCTTATGGACTCTTGCCCGTTCTAACGCCCATTTACCAGTAGCCTGACCCAATACCCAGCCGTCAGCGTATAAAGGTCTGAGAGAGGCGATTAAGGCCGTTTTAGAGGGTGTTATAAAGGTCTTTGCCCATTGTCTTGCTTGATCGTTAGTGATTTTAGAGTCTTTGGTGTGGGAGTGGAAAAATCTCTCAACGATGTCGCCAGAATCGAAGGCGCTCTTAAATCCCTTGCGGATAGCCGAGGCGTGTTGCGCGCCAATTCTTAAAGCAACTCCATGTATCTCGCTGTTCATTTTCCTAGATAGCGATTAGCGAACCAGATAGCCCCATCTACATCTTTCTCCTCAATGAATTTATTAAGGCGCTCGGCGTAGGTGTGGTCTAGGTGTTCAAAGTTAAATGGGCGAGTTGGAATGTCGCGGGAAGCCCAGCGGATGAATTTGGCGACCTCTTGCTGATCGGCTGGCTTTTCATTAGCTTGCTGAGGTTGCTCGTTTTGCTGAGTCTCATCAACTTTGCCATTTTCATCTAGTGAAGTGCCAGCAGTGGTTAAACCGTCGGGACCGAATAGAAATACAGATTGACCCGCCACCAAAATAGGCATATCTGCCTCCGGGGAGTCAAGTAATGGAAGTCCAAGATCAGCGCGACCCTCATTAAGAGTCTTGGTTCCATTGCGACGGCGAACATCGTCCCTATCGGCAGAATCTTTATTGTTGTTAGATTCAGATGGGGCGAGTCTAAACTCTAACTCTCTTGGCATACCTAACCAGCGATAAGAGAGCATTGAAATCTGTTGAGATAACCAACGAGCGGTAGGAATGACTCCAATTGCCTCTGCGGATTCTGATTCGCCCTTTTGATGACCTGAGCCACCAAGTCCAGCCTTAGCCGAGTATCCGAGTTCTGTAGGAAGTACGCCAAAGTTTCCAGTAATGCCCGTGATAAGAAAATCATCAAGCCCGGGATTAAACTTCTCAGCATAACCAGCCTCAAATTGAAGTTTCCCGCCAGGCAGAATAAATCGTGCGCGGTTACGTTGCGCTAACTGTCCCGCTAAATCATCGTTATAAATGTTTTCGTAAAACTTTAGATTTTCTGGGGTGATCTGCATTGACTCTGGAAGTTCCACCCATGACTTAGGCATTACTCCATCGGTGAATTCACCGCGTAGCCATTGCTGACGAAGAAGATAAATGCTTGCTAGTTGTAGCGATCTTTCGGTAGGTGAGTAGCCCCAAATAGAGTTAGCGCGACGATTTCTCACCAGGTAGGCAAGTTCATCGGCTCTAAATGTTCCATCTGCCGCCTCTTCATCGCTACCTGCTACAAATTCAGTACGAGGAAATCCGTAGAGAATCTGTTGGTAGGCAGGACCGTACTCTGGCTCTGGGCGCATACCGCGATCGTCAATAAGAGGCTTAATTGTTGCGCCGTCAATAATCTGTAATCCGCGAATTTTTCCGCCCACGGTTTGTTGAGGGAAAATCGCCAAAGCATCAAGAACATCCATCTCCTCGATAGCCATTGAGAGCCAGTCGGTGAAGTTAAGTCCGTTGGCTGGGTCTGGGGTTTCCCAAAATGAACGAAGGCGTGCTATTTCTGGCGCGAAAGATTCTCTTGCCTTAACCATTGCTTGAAGGTGATTTCCACCCGATTCGGCGATGATTCTCTCACTAGCTGAGTCTGATAGAACGATGTCCCAATCTAGCCCCGTGAGTTTTGCCTTACGCACTTCAATACAGCGACGAATAATGTCAATCTGATCGGCGGCGGTTCTTAGCGTGGTAAAGGGTACAAGTTTGGTCGGAAGTAATTTAATGTTCTCGGCAACATCGAACTCATACTTACGAGGCTGAGGACGACCACCTTGTGTTGGCGGGTTGATTGCATTGGGATTAAGAGGATTGCCAGAAGGGAAAGGATTGCTGGCGAATAATGGTGAGCGATCTAATGGCGCGACATTGTAAACAGATTGCGTAGAACTCTGCATAAGAGCAGGATTTACGGGTGTGGCAATAGGCGAGATGTTTAAGTTCTTAGAGATTTCCCCCGCAAGCGCGGTGATGATTCTATCTCTCAAGCCCATTGCTTCTCCTTATAGTTGATACCAACCTTTATCCCATAGGGTTAAAAGTCTTTCAAAGTACGCTTCGTATTGCTTCCCGATTACATCTAGTGAATAGCGAGATTTTGAGTATTCGCTAATTGCTTTGCGGTCTAGGGTTTTGACATCCTCGGCGGCTTGCATGAATTCTTTAAGTGTGCGACATCTAAATCCCGTAACGCCGTGAGGGTTATTCTCAACGAATGCTCCCCAATCGGTTGTGATGGTGGGGGTGCCACAGGCTTGCGATTCGATTACGACATTGCCAAAAGGTTCGATGTACAGAGTCGGCGCAAAAGTTGCTGTTGCGTTGCCCATTAATTCGGCGCGTTCTTGAGGATTTACTGACCCGACAAACTCACCATATCCTTCACCCGTTCCGGGCCCTGCAAGGATTAACCTCTTACCCAATCTCTCGCAAACATCTTGCGCGATCTTGTAGCCCTTGCGGTCAATAATCCTGCCGATGAATAAGTAATAATCGCCTTTACCTTCGCCCAATGGAAACCAATCGGGTTCAAAGTATCCAGGTATTACAGCGTCATAAAAGTTGCCATCTACCGTTGTAGGGTTTTTGTATGCGGCATAAATAGAGTGCATCCACGCATACGATTCGAATACTCGGTGATTAGCAAACACTCCACCATAACCCACCCCAAATTCTACGGTGAGATTATTAGGAAATGAGCGCGCTATGTCTTGTTGAGTTGCCCCACCAATAGCGCAGATGAAGTCTTGCGGTTGAATTCGCTTTGACATTTCAGCGATTATCGTTGTGTTGAAAATCTGCCAATGTCTTTGTGAAATGTCAAAACTTGCCGAGGTATAGTGATTATCTCCTACGGCTTTTGCGCGTTCTTTTTCTGAAATGCAAGTGATTAACTCTGTTACTGGCGCGGTAGTGGTTTCGCCGGCGTATAAATAAACTTCGTGACCTAAATCGGTCATCATGATGCAAAACCGTCTTACCTTTTCGGTGAAGGCACATCCTGCAAAATCTGGGGTAACTTGGGTATGGGGTAAAGATAGGACATGAAATCTCATGCCCACATCTTATTGCACGAAAGCGTTATATGCCTGAACTTCCGATACATCAACAACATCGCCATTGAAATTATGATCCTAGTTGTATGGCGGATTAAAAACTGTCGGCATCATTAGTTGGCTCCATAGAGATAGATGCTTCCGCCATTAAATGTGCTGGAAGCAATTGAGAAATTGTCTGAGATGTTGGATAAGCCGTGGTTGCATCTTCAATCCAACGATCTGCGGTAAAGGCATTTTGGCTTGGACTAAAAGATGTACCGCGTTGCCAAATGCCAAAGTCACCATTGATGATCTTGTTCTTACCAGCCACAAACGGCGCTACTGCCCCACCCGTATTCTGCTCTACTGTTGAGGTTAATTGTGCGCGTGACATTAGTTACCTGCCTGTGGTGTTGTTGAAGTGGATAACTCGGATGGGAGTGTTTGATTTGCCGCAATTTGAGCATCGTAAATGGCTTTGGTCATTGAGGTAAATGAGCCGTCACCGTTATCAGTAACAACATAATCAACCATTGTTACCCCATCGGCTGAAAGCATTTGGATAATAGAATTTGTCATAGTTCAGCCACCACTTCTACATAAGCCGTTGTGGAATTATTTGCACCTAAATCATAGTAAGCATTAGCAGTTAATCCGCTTGAAGTAATAACCAAACCAACTGTTTGTTCATTTGTTCCAGTTGATAAAACACCCATAGCAGATATGTTGTAACGAGAATCATTTAATCCGTGAAGCGCAACTGTTCCACCGTAAGAAGTAGCAGTTGGTGGCACTCTAAGCGGAACGGGAAGTGTTTTGTAAATATAAGCAGTTGTTGTGCTTCCATTTGCAGTACCGCCAATAAAGCCAAAAGAACAATACTGATTTGATGAATTTGCGGAAATGCGTTGGTAGTACCTCTGACACAACGCCAACTCTCCCCCGATACTTCCACCAGCGCGAGAGAAGGTGGTAGCGGTTGAGCCAAGTTCTAGTTGTACTTGCCCGACATAGACAATTACGCCGTTGGCTACTGTTGAGGTTGTAGTGACTTGGAGAAGTAAAGATTTAGCCGTTGATGGGACTGAGAAGGTTCCAGTCATTTTAGTAAATGAACCAGATACCGCAGTTGCGGTTCCACCAGATATGGGTGCGCCTACTGTTGTCCAACTTCCAGAAGCAGGGTTATCAACCGAAGTTGAATAATAAAGTTGAATTGTCATACCCGTTGAAACAGAAGCCTGAACCTGAGCAGAAGCGGTAACTGTTTGGTTGGCGAATTGTAAAGAGTTAAGTGTTTCAATCGCTTGTTGAATATACATTGTGGCCGTAGCACCCGCAGTCATCTTAAAGCAATACTTGGAACCTGCTGGAATGGTAGTAGCCTCTTGAGCGAAAGTAGTTGAGGCGGTTGCGTTTTCATACCAACGGTCTGCGGTTTGATAACCAGTAGAACTGCTTGAAGTACTGCGCTGCCATATGTCCATACCGCCGTTGATGATGGCGTTTTTGCCGGCAAAATTAGACCAGTTAATCTTGTTGGTCGAATCGGTAAGGTCTTTATTTGTCAAAGTATCTGTTGTAGCGCGACCCACCAAAGTATCAGAAGAAGTTGGAAGGGTTAAAGTCCCAGTATTGGTGATAGTTCCGATAACAGGAGCAGATGAGAATGTAGCTACGCCTGAGATCGTATGCGCGCCAGATAAAGTACCAGAAAGCGTCGCTCCGTTAATTGTCGGAGTGGTGAGGGTTGCGTTGGTTCCCAAAACATTTGCGCCAGTTCCAGTAATTGTTGAAAATCCGATGTAATCCGCGCTCCACGATGCAGCGGTGGTACCAGAAAGCAAAATACAGACATAAAGCGCAACGGTATTGGCTGGTTGAGCAAAGATAGTGTTTGCGCCAGATGATTGAACGGTTACGACACCCGTTGAGTTATTTTCAACGATAAAATACTGACCTAGGGTTAAAGTTGAAGTAACTGGCAAGACTACAGTTTGAGTTGTAGTGCCTGTAAAAAGTTGAAGCGGGGTGGATGAAGCCGTAAGGGTCGTGGTTCCCGCTGCGGTTACTGTGGTTGTATAACCCCAGTTAGGACCAGAAACACCCGTTGCGCCAGTAGCGCCAGTTGCACCTGTAACCCCAGTAGGACCCGTAGCCCCAGTTAATCCTGTCGGTCCCGTAGGTCCTGTAATGCCAGTTGCGCCAGTTGCTCCGTTGGCTCCGTTAGAACCTGAAGCACCAGTCGCGCCAGTTGCGCCGACTAATCCTGCGACTGCAAAATTCCAAATTGATTGAGCGCCAGAGCCGCTTGTCGTATCAACATTCAAAACCAAAGTGGTTGAGTTGATCGAAGTGATGACACCTTCCATCCAGTTCGTTGGCGTTACTGGGTAGATGGCGCGGATTCGTTGTCCGACAATGAAGGCACCCTGGTAGGAACCTGCCAAAGTAAATGTCTGTGATCCTGTGCCGATGGTGACACTTGTCAATGAAGCAACGCCAGAGTACCCGGTTCCAGTTGGACCAGTTGCTCCCGTCGCACCCGTAGGACCCGTTGCTCCGATTGGTCCAGTAGCGCCAGTAGCACCTATTCCAGTTGCCCCCACTGGTCCAGTTGCGCCGATAGGTCCAGTAGGTCCCGTAGCACCTGTAGCGCCTAAACCTGTAGCACCTGTCGGTCCCGTTTGCCCGATGGGTCCAGTTGGTCCAGTTGCTCCCGTAGGTCCTGTCGCGCCAGTTGCGCCGATAGGTCCAGTAGCACCAACACCCCCAGGAGTTCCATCAAGATTGATCGTCCATGAGGTATAGGTTCCGCTACCGACGGTTTGCGTTACTGATACTTGTAGTGCGCCAGTTCCAGATGTGTAGCTAGAGACAAGACCTACAAAGTAATTCGATAAATCATGCGCGACGATAACTGTTTGAGCGGTTGTGTAAGAAAGTCCCGTGCCGATAGTTAATGATTGAGTTCCCGAAACGGGAAGCGTGAGAGATGTCGTAGAAGTTGATTGATAGGTCGCGCCAGTAGCACCCGTGGCTCCAG